TAATAAGCTCATGTCTGGTCAACTTGGTATGCCCAAGCTTCGCTGGACTCTTAAGAAGCTCAAAGAAGAAGCCGAAGCGACCAACCTTCGGTGGTCAGAGAAGCTCGGGATACCTCCGTCGAAGGCATTGACGTGCTGTAAGCCCTCAGGAACTACGAGTCTTGTGGCTGGCACGGCTTCTGGATTACATCCTAGGTATTCACAATACTACGCACGCCGTGTACGTATTGATATTACCGATCCAATCTGTCAGTTTATGATAGACAACGGTATTCCCAACGAGCCTTGCTTAGCGAATCCAGATAAGACTATAATCTTTTCCTTCCCTATCAAGTCTCCGATGGACTGTGTTACCCAAGCAGATCTCAACCCCTTAGATCACCTCGATCTCTGGCTTGAGTATCAAAAGCATTGGTGTGATCATAAGCCAAGTATCACTGTATCATATACTGATAAAGACTTCATGGCGATTGGGGACTGGGTCTGGAAGAATTGGGATTATATCTCAGGCGTTTCCTTTCTACCTTATGATGATAATATATATGACCAAGCTCCTTTCGAAGCCTTAACTGAGTACGAGTATGATACTCTCGTCTTAGAGATGCCTCTCGATTTGCCTTGGGATAAACTAACTCAGTATGAGACAGAAGATCATACTACTGGTTCACAAGAACTCGCGTGCCACGGGGGTGCGTGCGAGGTCGTAGACTTAACGGAGAATGCTAATGTCACAACATAGTTTAGAAAATATTGAGCGTAAAGTTAGACTGAACGCCACGGTAACCCCGCCTGAGATGTTGTTGGTTATCAAGGGACTCATGAGTAAGATGGATTCTTTAGAGGAGAAGCTTAGTGGACTGGAAACAACTACCGATACTGGACAAAGATCTAGTGACGTATCTGAGGACTAAGTTCCCTCCTGTAGATTACAAAGACACAGCTACGAGTGAAGAACTAGCTAGGTTACTAGCGGTTCACTCTGGTTGTTTGGAAGTTATATGGGCTATAGAGTCTGTTATAAGTATGCAGAAGAAAGCGAGGTAATCTATGGGTGGTTTTATTGAAGACGTTTTTGGAGGAGCCCTAGATATCGTAGATGATGTCCTTGGAACTGAGTTTGGTCCCGAGGAACAAGAAATTGATATAAGAAATCAGTTAAAAGCAGAGCAAGAAAAACTTAAGGCTCAGCTTAACTCAGCTGATGCCAAAGAACGCTTGGCGGCGGAGGCTCGCATGAAAGAGTTGCAATCATCTAGCGATAAAGAGATTGCTTCAATAAAAAGAAACGCAATGAGATCAAAGAACAAGCAGGATCAGAAGCATGCAACAGCTATGGCCAACCTTGAGACAAAGGAAGCTCCTAAGTTCGATAAGAAAAAATTCATTGCAGATCGCAAGAGGGCTATTGCACGGGGTCCTATACAACCTACTCGTAATCCAACTAATCAAACTAGACCGGGATCTGTTATTAAACCCAGAACTACCTCAGAGAGGAGGCCACAATGAGAAGACACCCACTATTCTTTGGTGGTCCGGATATGCCTGCGGGTATGTCGGCAGACGAACGACAAAACTTGTTATCTTTTGAGAATGAGTTAGCGGAAGAGCGTGATGCAAAGGCAAGAGACTTCCAACTGGCAGCAGAAAAACGCCGAGAAGCTCAAGAACTACAGATCCGTAAGCAAACAGAACTCACAGAAGAACAAAGACTGGCAGAACTTGAGGCAATGGAACAAGCTGGTATTGATGCTGCCCCTTCAGAATATGATGCTAATTTATTAGATCAAGAAAATGCAGTTACAAATATGTGGGCAAGTCTTGGCCAAGGTACTGCTCCTAGTACACCCCAAGAAACTGTTGTCGATAAAAATCCTGATATAAATATAAATAGACCGAGGTAATATATATGTCAACTAATGCAGATAGATTCCGAATACTAGATTCCTTAAGGGTCAGTAAATTAGAGAGATCTAGATATTGCTCTAGCCTTACGATTCCTTCGGTCCTTCCTCCAGAGGGATGGAACGAACAGTCTCAACTACCTCAGCCCTATAGCTCTGTTGCAGCCCGAGGGGTTACTGCTATGGCTTCTAGGATGCTGTCTGCCCTGCTGCCTTTGAATGATGCTCCTTTCTTTAAGTTCGAGCTCTCATCTGGTATGCAGCCAGAGGTAGAAATAGATTCTTATCTCAATAATCTTTCTTATCAGGTATATAATAAGATATCCAGTGGTAATCTTAGAGAATCCATCTACCAAATACTTCAGCATCTTATTGTTGTTGGGGATGTGATGGTGATCTTAGAAGATGACATGAATATCCGCCTGATCCGTATTGATAGATTTGTGGTCCGAAGAAATGTTAGTGGGGAAATAAACGAGGTCATCTATAAAGAATACGAAACTATAGACGAAGATCAAGATGATCAAGATATCCTTTTCTCTTCATCTCTCGATTCTGATAATAAACAAGGATATAAGTCCCTGTATACTCGGCTCACAAAGAATGAAGATGATGTATGGAACTCAGTAACTGAAGATACCGAAGGACAGGTTACGAATTCCGGTGAGTTTACTGTACCGAACTTTATTGTCCTTCGATGGGCCAGCATTGCTGGAGAGAACTATGGTCGAAGTCACTGTGAAGATATGATAGGTGATATCAAAGCCCTTGAAGGCTTCACGGAAGGACTGATCAATGGCATCACTGCCTCGTCTATCTTCTGGATGGCTGTAGACCCAACGGGTATGGCTGAAGTAGATGATATCAACGGCACTCCAACAGGTGGTTGGGTAAGTGCTAGACCAAACGAAATACATGTTGTTTCTCCGGCAACAACTATGAATCCCCAGATCAATCATACCCAGAATGGTGTGAATCTTCTTAGACAGGAAATTGGTAGAGCATTCTTACTTGACTCTGCCAGTATGCCTCAAGGAGAACGAGTGACGGCAACAGCTGTCCGTATGATTGGTCAAGAGTTAGAGCATGTTCTCGGCGGTGCCTTTTCATCCATCGCTAGAGACCTCATGCGACCATTGGTTGCGAGGGTTGTATTCCTTATGACCGCCGATGGAGAAGTAGATCAACGTCTTGAGGAGATGTTCTCTGAGGACGGAGGCCTGATTAATGTTGATATCGTTACAGGTCTCCAAGCCCTTAGTAGAGATTCTGATCTTCATAAACTCATGCAGATGGGTGAGATGGTCAGGAATCTTCCTGAAGCAGCAGCCATGATGTTCCGTTGGGATCAGTATGGCAAAGCTTTGATCACTTCTTTAGGATTTAATTCCGATATCTGGATTAAGTCCGAAGAACAAGTACGAGAAGAGCAGATGAAACTTGCCCAAGCACAGGGGCAAATGCAAAGTGCTCAACAAAATGAAGTTATGATGAACCAAGCTGTGACCGGGGCTGTAGCTCAAGCAGCACAACAGGATATTTCTGACAACGGTGGAGCAGGAATCCAACAAGCTATGCAACAAATGCAAGGAGTACAGTAGATGCCAATCGAACAAGCCCTAAACCTAACAGCGACTCAAGCTAAGTTAAATGGAAAGACAACAGTAGCTAGTAATACAAGTGCAGTACTTGGCACAGCAGCCAATGGGTTAGCCACAGCTACAGTTTCTTCGCAGTCAGTTCCTATTACTTTAGCTGGAGTTAATATCTCTAGTGCTTATACTAATGGAACTGCTGCGGTTGCTGCTACTACTACCCTTACATTTGATGATGATATCGAATCTACAAGTTTGTCAACTGATCCCTATGTACAGTTTACTGATGCTGGAGGACAAACAAGGACTTACTTTGGAGTAACTACGCTTGGGGTCTCCGGCTCAGCTACCTTTACGTTTGATAAAGCTGCCGCTGTGAATACCACCATCACCCTTATTTCTTATATGGATGGGGTAAGTACCACGGTAATCTTCAAGGCTGCTGCTCAAGGTACAACAAACGGTTCCACGTCAGGTGGGTATACCTTGTTTGCTGTAGATGATGCTGACACATCTGGTGCAGCTACTTCTGCTTTCGATGCTGCCGCAAACTTAGTAGCCGCTATCAACTCAGCTAATGGTTTACCAGACTTAGAAGCTTACGCTAATAGGGTATCAGATACGGATGCGACACTTGCTAACGGTAAGGTTTACCTAAAGGCACGAGATGCTGATGACGCTACCAATACGGCAATTGTAACTGCGGGAGATGTAGCTGGTACTTGTACTATAACCATCACAGACTTTACCGAACTAAACAGTACCGATAAGGTAAACCTAATTGCTACTGACGGCACTAACTATGATTTTGTTAATGGTTCCCAGAGCTCTGTGGCAGGAACGTGGGAATCCGCGACATCTAACGAAGTCACAGCAACTAATTTGATGAATGTTATCAATACTTCATCAGGCCCAGCTGGAACTAGGTTTACTGCTACGGTACTCGGGGCTGTGGTGACCGCTACTCAAGCTACGGCTGGGTCAGCAGGTAATACTACAGTTACTCTAACAGATACAGGGACCGCTGGTATGTCGAAGACAGACTTTACTGGCGGTACTCTTTTCGTAGACTCTACCAGTGTCAATCCTCCCGCCGCCTTCACAAGCGGTGTTGATGAGACTGTAGATATTACTAAGAACAAATGGTCTCGTAAAGGTAGTGCAGAGAATGCTGCTGAGTCCCTGAAGGATGCTATTAATGATACGAGTTCAGGTCAAGGCTATACAGATGGCTTGACAGCAACCCGTAGTGGAGCTGTCTTAACTATTGTCCAGGATGTTGCAGGAACTGCGGGAAATACTGCTGTTACTTATAACAAAGAGTTTCAAGAGATTTCTACCGTTCTCCCAAGAGATTTTACAGGAGGAGCAGCAGCAGCTACACCTAGCCTTGGAATTCAGTACTCTACAAATGGTACTGACTGGACTTCTCCTGTTCCCATAGCTGCTGACGTAGCTGCTGACGTGACAGGGATCAAATTATTTACTTTACCTGAGTCAGTAACTTCTTACCCAGCTTATAGATTAACATTTAATTATAATCAAACAACAGCCGGGACCGTTGGCCAACTTACTTTCGTGGGGGCCTATTGAAATGGCTTCTCCTAATGGATTCCAAGAGTATAAAGTACATATTATCCACGAACTAGAAAGAGCTAATAAGGAACTTACTTACATAGACCGCAGGCTTTCAAAGATAGAGAGGAAGCTGACAATATTAGACACGAAAATATATGTTGCTTCCTTCTTCTTCAGTGTTATATTCACCGCTGCATTTAATATTATCGTAGGAAAACTATAGGATGGAAATAGGAAGTCCTTTACATACACTAGATATTATAGGTAGCGAAGCACTTAGTATTCTGAGACTTAATAAAACCGAGTGGATTTCTAAAGGAACGAGAGACCATGTGTTAGCCGTACGTGATGAGATCCTAACCAATCGGGGGTATATTGTACCCGAGGACTGGGATACATCGTGGAATGTACACCTTGGGCCTATCTGGACACCGGCCCGACTAGGTTCAACGGTAATCAAATGCTGGTTATCACCTGAGTATCTACACCCTTCTTCGGGAGATGCTAATGACGTTGCAGAAGCAGAGGATAGATCAGGTAACGAAATCAAGTTCAATAATACTTACGTTGAAGCCAACCAACCACACTTTAGTGCAGAGCTAAATGGGTTTCAGGGTATGGAATTTGATGGATCTAATGATGTTTTATTCAGTAACGATGAGTCTGGAGATGATGAGTTCGATGTAGGGACCGATGATTTCTATTTCATGCTTATGATGCAACATGGGGTTGACACAGGTACACAGAAGTATATCCTATGTAGTGACTACGTCAGGGACTTTACCTTAGCAGCTCGTAGTACTAGTACAAACTTTAACTATAAGTCTTATTATAATCAACAACCTGTAGAATCTAATCAAGCGTCGATTGCTTGGGCTCCCGGAGATTACGGTATTGTTGGTGCGGGTCGAGAAAGCTCCGACCGTACGCTTAGATCCTATACGGATACTTCTACAGGATCTGGTAACCTTTATTCAGGTACGTCTACAGGGAATATGATCAACGCAGCAAAATTCGCTTTAGGAGGCCGTCAACACGCCATTACTGAGGGAGACAGCACAGCAAATTGGAAAGGTGCTATATATGAGTTAATATTCTATCATGGTACTATATCAGAAGATGATCGAGAGAAGATAGAGGGATACTTAGCACATAAATATGCTAAGACAGATCTTTTAGAGTCTGACCATCCTTATAAAACTAACCCACCTAGATCCCAATTACAGGAGTAAACTATGGCTAAGAAGAAACGAAAGAAGGGGAATAAAACGGCTTCTGTTCAAGCACCTCCCGCAAAGGCCAAGAGAGCAAGCAGGGCTACTGCAAAAGCTTCAAGAACAAGTGCTCAGACTAAGACCTATATAGGGCTAAGGTAGACAATGGCTAAAAAAGAAAGAAAAAATTAAGAACTAACGTAACTAAAGTACCCGGAAATGCAGCTCGTAAAGTGCGAGGTGCCGGTAGTACATCAGGTAAGGGAGCCAAAGGCTCCGGCGGCGGTAAATAAAGGAGACCTTAATGTCTAATGAACAAGTTGAACAATCCTCTGACGGGACTCAGCTTAACACAGGAACTTCTAATCCTGAGCCAGCTTCAGTTACTTTTCCTTCAGGAAAGGTTGAAGATGCTCAAGTAGAAGCAGAAAAGAAAGCGTTTAAGACTTATGTAGAAACTTCCGGAGAGAAGGTTCCAGATAACTTCAAGGATGTTGATTCGTGGTTTTCCAGTCTCAAGGAAGCTCAGAGTAATTATACCAAGGGGCAGCAGGAGATGGCTGAGTTGCGTCAGCAGTATGCGGAAACCGCAGGTAACCCAGAAGAGCCCGAACCCGTAGCAGAGACACCAGCTGCGGCAGTAGATCCTCCACTTACTTCAGATTCTCCTCAACTACGTATTCAAGAACAGGTTAAGGAAGACGTTGCCGTTGAGGCTGCTAGTATTGGAGTAGATCAAGAAACATACGAAGCTTGGGGTATGGAGATGGCCTCTACAGGTCAGATTTCAAGTGAAACTAGAGCTGAGATTCAAGGTAAAACAGGTTTCTCAGATAAGATGATTGATGATTACGTGTCTGGCCAGAAGGCTAGGCTACGAGAAAACTTTGTTAAGGCCTCCAGTGTTGTCGGAGGACAAGAACAACTACAACAAATATTCGACTGGGCTGGTAAGAATCTTAGCCCGGAAGATCAACAAATGATAAACATGGGACTTGCGTCCACATCATACGAGGTGACCCTACGAGGATTATCATCTATGTATGAACAAGCTGTGGTATCTCAAAAGGCTGCGGAACCTTCGAAGAATCCCAATCTTGCTACCGTTCCGGCAAGCGAGACTGGTGTACGTCCGTATAGTACTAAGAGAGAATTCACAGCTGAACGAAACGATCCTAAGTTTACAATGGAGCCTAGATATAGGCACATGGTAGAACAAAGAATGTCTATGACAGACTGGAATCATCTACCACAATAAGGGTTTTTGCGGACCCATAGGCAAATGATTAAGTTGACCACGCCTCCCCTTTGGATGAAGGGCAAGGTAATGTCAGAAATAGAACGAGCCATTAGTATTAGACTCCCTCGGGAATAATCGAAAGCTAAGAATTAAATCCGCTTTTAATTAATAGTTTTGAATTTCTTTTTAAGGAGAAATGAAAATGGCAGAAGGACATGTAACTGGAGACAGTTTTGTAGATGCCGGTACTGGACTTACTTATAGAAGTAGTTCCGCTGCATCGGATGGTATATCCGGTAGTAATACTACTGGTGGTAAGCTTTGGCTCCCTATTTGGGCGGGCGAAGTAATTAATGCTTATGATGAGTACAATATGTTTGAGTCCTTAGTCGGGACTAAGACAATTGCTAGCGGTACTACGATGGAATTTCCCATCACAGGCACCGTGTCACTGCATCCCTCGTGGAATGCTGGTGAAGAGCTCATCGGTGGCGAAGATGCAACCGCATCGACTTTCAAAGTGGTTTTAGACAAGCGACCAATGGCCGCTCACTTTGAGATTGATAATGTTGACTTAATGCAGACACAGTGGGAGTTCCGTAGTGAGCTTGCACGACAGGCTGCTATGACTTTAGCTAATGCTAGAGATAAACAATTGTACTCGTACCTTTGTCGTGCAGCGATGACGAGTCAGGTTGCGAGCGATCCTCGCCCGTCTCTTAATCTTGACGATGCTCTGTATGGTAGCGATGATGGAGATGCCCTTAAGTTAAGAGCTTGGGGTTCTTCGGGTGCTGCTGTGGCTGATCGTGCTCTCGGTGCTTTGACAGCTTTGTCAAAGATTGAGAATTACATCGTTTTCCTTCAGGAAAATAACATTCCTTACGGGAATCTATACATGGCAGTAAGCCCAGCTTGCTTCATGGATATTCGAGCACTTGGTGTTGCTCGTACAGCTTCAGAAGCTAGAGATGCTCAGCCAATGTTTGGTGGCGTTGCTCAGGCCGGTGGTCTTGGTGCTCCATTCACACAAAGTCTGGGTGCTATGCACGACGCTCTTGAGTATATGGGTTGTACCATTATCAAGACGAACCACGGTTCGGATCAGCTTCGTGATCAGTACGGTGACGGTACTCCTCGTCTCCTTGGTGAAGCCAAGTATAACTTAGACTTCCGTCTGAGTGAGGATGTCGACACTACGGCACTGACTTACGGTATTCGTGCCGTGATGTGGACTCCCGAGGCTATTGCTGGTCTTCGACTTCAGGGTCTGAAGGTTGATAACGTTGATGATATTCGACGCAACACTTCGTTCACTGTCGCTTCGATGATGGCTGGTACGGGCGTTCTACGTCCTGAGTGTGCAGCTGTAATCCATACTAGGGATGGTGCACATGCCACCGCTGATACCCGAGATGAGATTGCTGCGTTTGCCCATTGTGGACTCGCTATTGGTGAGTACCAACGGGGCTGATCTTGTTCTTGGCTTTGTATAGTTTAACTATACAATTCTCCTCTCCTAGGCCTTCGCGGGTCTAGGAGAGGCTTTACTTTAAACATAGGAGGTTACCATGGGTGTTATATCAAAGCTCGATGCAATTAATCATATGCTTCTGATGGCAGGAGAATCCATGGTAACTGATCTAGAGAACTTAGGCGGTGTAGACACAGGAGTTTGCGAGGGTGTGCTAGAGCGCACCCTCGTAGACTTCCAGTCAAGAGGCCTAGCTAATAATAAATATATTAAGAAGTTTAAGCTTGATGCTGTAGGAGATATTGGCCTAGGCAGTGACATCATATCTGCCGAGCTTGTATCTGATCATACTAACAGTGATGGCTTTAGGATCATTGGTGTAGCTCGTGTAGTTAATGAGGGCGACACAACGGCCAAACTCTTTAACGTGACAGACCAGACCTATTCCAATTGGACTGCTAGTAGCACATACTGGGTAGAGCTTGTTATTAAAGTACCATGGCAAGCAATGGATACTCCTGTCCAGCGAGCTATTATGGCTACTGCTGCTAGACAATACCAGATTATAATGCAGGGTGATGTCGAGGCTGACAAGTACTTGAATGAACTTGAGATCATGTATACCACCCGAGGCAAGTGTGCGGACACGGATGACAAGCGACGGACTATCTTTAGCTCTGGAACTGCGAAGCTTCGTGACATACATAACCGCAACAGTACTACAGATACCTCAAGGTTTAGATACTGGAGGACTTCGAATGGCTAAGACTAGATCTTCTAGAGCAAAGTCATACTTCCCAGTAAAGATACCCATTTACTCCCTAAGCGGAGGAGTTGGTAGGCAGATCCCCAGTAAGAGACTTCCTACTGAGGTAGATGAGCTTATCAATTTCCAATGCACAACGGAATCTTCTCTTACAAAGAGGAATGGTACCGAGGTTGTGGGGAATCTTATCCTAAACCAAACTCCCAATGTAACCTCTTCCGATGCCGAGGATGTATTTTTTCCTCTAGGAAACGGCGATACGTTTTTCTACTGGCAGACTATAGATAACGAGACTAGTAGACTTTATGTTGTATTAGATAAGTCCGTTTATCCCGAACATTATGATGACGTAGCGACAGTTCCTGATGATTTTATCAAGGTTTTCGAGATCGGTCTTTCCGATAATACTATCAACTCACTTGGGGTGGGGAATTTAGATATGGATTCTCTCGCTTATTTACATTATAGTAGTTCTTCAAAACCGATAAGAGAAAGACTGAAGGCTGTAACAATAGGTTCTGCGGTTCTTATTTTGAATACCGATGTTCATGCTGGGTTTACCAGTAGATTGGACGGAACTGATGAGAACAGTGGCGCATGGTGGGCTCCGGGTTCGTTAAAGGATTATGATGGAACAGAACTTACTGGGGAAAATATACATGATATAGCAGGTGCAGACATTAAATACTTAACCAGTGTAGCTGTTGATCATAAGCACAATGCAGAGGTTTGGGTAGAGAGCCAAGACTATACGTATTCACAGCAGGTTATTGCGTCTCAAGATCCTGTATATGATCCACTAGAAGACTCTAGTGTCTATCCTTTTGGAGAATTTAGGGGAGCTACGTGGAGCGAAGGAAGAACCCAAAGAGGGGGCCAGCTTCGGTTTGACTTTACTAGTCCTGTATTAGATTTTGCTTTTTCTGATTCAGATGCTGACGTTGGTAATATGATTTCTTTAATCGGTATACAATCAGATGGAGAGGAGCCTCCTGTAGGCACACCTGTGTCAAAGACTTATTGTTTTACGCAAGGATATGCTACTGGAACTGAACTTGATAGTTTAAATGCTGCTTATGATATTAGAGGTGATAAGGTTGCTGTTAAGAAAATACTTACCGAAGAAGACGATCTAGCT